ACGCCCGTAGCGGTCGGGTCGGCGTCGTGACCGTACCCGTTTGGATACTGGGCTAGGCGGCGTGGAGCGGGAGAACTTCCTGCGCGAGACGCCGCGCTACGGTATCGCACCACTGCTCGTCGTTTTCGATGCCGATGGCCTTGCGACCGAGGTTTTTGGCCGCCAACAGGGTGGTTCCACTTCCCATGAATGGGTCAATGATGAGCGGCGAGGATGTCTTTCCAATCAGCCACTCCATCACTTCGAGCGGCTTCTGATACGGATGTCCAGTGGCATCCGTATCCCGTCCGAGACGTGGTGTTGATGCCTCATACACATCGTCGCCACCCATAAGAACGAACCCGTCTCGGCTCAACACCCAGATCGGCTCCACTGACCATGCTGTGCGCCCACCCGGCATCGGCTTGGGATCACGCTTGCGCATGAAGAGCGCGCGGTGCTTGGTTAGGCCAGCGCTTGTAGCGGCAGCGAGAAGTGGACCTGTAGTAGCTGGTGGGCAGAACGTCATGACCGTATGGCTAGCGAGTGACAGCCAATCCATGCTGCCGTCATCCCATGTCTCGCGTACTAGGCTACCGCTGGGATCGCTTCCAGCACCGCTACTGCCGCGTCTCCAACCGCCCGTGCCGTAAGGTGGATCAGTGACAATCAACCCCATGAGATTGGGGAGAACGTCCCGGCAGTCGCCGTGATATAGCGTGACGCTGTCGTCGCTGTAGTAGGGTTGCACAGTCACAGTCTAGCCTAACCACGGCACGGCACGGGCAACCACCCGCCCGCCGTGATCCTGCCCCACGATGGCGCGTCTCAGGCTGAATAACCTTGCAGGGACCACGGGCGCGTCGCTCGGGGCATCGTCGTCGGGCACCTCGCAGGCGATCACGGGTCTGTTCGCGGTCGCACCGGCCTTCGCCACGCTCGTCGCGCCGGACTACTACGTGGTCATCTTCGAGCCGAACACGGCCAACTACGAGATCAGCTACCTCACCAACTACACGGCGGGGTCGCTTGACGGGACCGTCACACGTGGACAAGAGGGGACAGGGGCGCCAGCGCATCCATTCGGAACCTCGGGGGTCCCATGGCAGCACGGATCTACCGCGCAGGACTTCGCACCGACGTACAAGCCAGTAGCGTTCTTTCTCTCGTGAGACTCTCGCGTCTGTTCCTGATGGCAGGGCTGGTCACGCTCATCGGTGGGTGCGGAGCCACCACGCTGCAAGCCAAGGCCACCGGCCCCATCGTCGCCATCGGGGACAGCCTGACCTTCGGCTACGGCGCACCGTCAGACCACTCCTACCCCGCTGACATGGCCCGCAACCTCGGCATCCAAGTCATCAACGCAGGGCTCAGCGGTACCACGGCGCACGAGGGGCTGTATCCTGCGGACGAATCTGCGCCGCTCCCGCCCGACCTCCAACTTCCCGCGCTGCTGGACCGCCATCCGCGAGCCATGGTCGTGGAGTTCGGCGCCGTCGAGGCGAACAACGCGTGGCCGATCGCGCGCACCGTGGCCGATCTGGACCGCCTGCTGGCTCGCATCGCCTCGCGCCATGTGCCCATCGTGCTCGTCGGGGTTCACGTAGACTGCACCGCCAACCCCTGCACTATCCCGTCCCGCACGGTCTACGGCGAGGAGTGGGATGCGGCGCTGGCCCACCTTGCCCGCAGGTATCACGCGGGGCGGGTGCTCGACGTGCAGCATGGTTTCACGAGCGCGGACCACACTGACTGGATCCACTGCAACGCGCAGGGGTATCAGCGCATGGCCCGTAGGATCGAGCCCGGTGTGCGATCGAAGCTGGGAGGCTGAGTGGTCATCTGGTCCGACGCGGTGTACTGGCCTTGGCGCACGGGCACGAGCGTGGGGCGAACCTTGTACGCTTGCCCGCCCGGATCGTCCCACCGCAACGGCGAGATACTCATCGGCATGATGGACACGGCCGACCTTGCACGTGAGGCGGTCGACGCCCACAACGGCCGTCTCGCTGCGAGCAAGCCGTGATCACCCTCGCCGCGACGAATACCTTGCAGGGATCTGCGGGCACCGCGACGGCGGTCACGTACACGATCACCGGCATGACGCTGTCGAGCACGCAGATAGAGTCGTACCTAGTCCTCGCACAGGGGCAACTCGCCACCTCGGCAGGTGCGCTCTACACCGTTCCTGCGGCGACCACCGCGATGGTAAAGGAAATCCTGCTCGCCAACACGACGGCCGCAGCGGTGAGCGTCAAGCTGTTCGTCAATGGCACCGCGGCTGCGAATCAGATCACCTCGCTCAACATCCCGGCTAACGGTGAGGCGAAGTTCGACCACACCGGCTGGGCGGTCTACGATGCCAGCGGAAACCTGCAACTCACCTACGCGGTCGGTGGTGCTCCCGCAGGGTCGGTGCCAGAGACCTCCGTCGCCAACCTGAGCACGGACTTAGCCATTGCGTCCTCTGGCATGCTCAACAACGGCGTGGACAGCGGATGCGTGGTCTCGTGGGTCTCGGGCTACAACATCGCCATCGCAGCGGGCGTGGTGCGCATCAACGGCAACCGCTACAACATCGCCGCCGTCGCTTCGCAGGCGCTCGCCACGGCCGACGCGAACTACCAGCGCTGGGATCTCGTCACCGCGAACACTTCGCTGGCGGTCGTCGTCACAGCAGGCACCCCAGCCGCGTACCCGGTACTCCCCGCCATCCCCGCGAACTCCGTGGTACTGGCGGCGATCCCCGTCTACGCCGGCAACAATCCCGCTCTGTCCGGCGCAGCCATCATCGACAAGCGACTGCTGCTGGCCACGGTGAACACCAACCTCGAGCGGATGGTGGACCCCAGCGTGGCGCTCAAGGTCTACCGCGGGGCCATCGCCAACCGCGACAACCGGCCGGTCGATCTGCTGTTTCTGGGCGACAGCATCCATGAGGGCTATTGGGCGAGCGAGGACAAGAAGCGCTACATCTACCTGATCATCAAGCGCCTCCAGGCGCTCTACAACGCCACGCACATTCCCGGCGGCGAGGGCTTCATCCCCGCGTATCACGGCGGCGGTGGTGGTGGAACCCCGGGTGTGCCTCCGCTCGGCGGGTTCATGATCCCGCAGCGGTGGACATGGACTGGCCCGAACGTTCCACCGGGTACCGGGTTCACCGAAATCGGCTATGGGTTCGGCCGACGCTCCGCTAACCTCGCCACGCAGACCAACACCGCGACGATCACCAACCTGCTCTGCGACCGGTTCTGGCTGTACTACACGGCGCTGACCACAACGGGCTGGATTGGCATCGCCATCGACGGCAAGCTGTCCACGGTCGCCACGCAGGGCGTGCTGTCCGGAACTGCCACCGGCACGTTCACCACCACGCTTGCGTCTGGATGGCCGGGTGGTACGTTCACGATGACGGTGGACGACGAGGACATGACCGTCACGGCGAACGGTGCCACCATCACGATCACCGCACGAGGCGCGAACGCCACCACCGCCGTGGCGCATGCTGTCGGTAACACCGTGCAGTGGGCTCCAGCGGGAGTGACGCGGCTCAACACCACGGGTGCGGCGACCAAGAGTGGACGGCGCTGGGATTCCGGCGTGTTGACGAGGGGCCTGCACAGCGTCACCCTGGTGCCGATCAGCCGTGCGGGTGGCGGCGGAACGTGGAACGTCTGGATCGACGGCATCATGGTGTTCGACGGCGATGGCTCCGCATCTCCCGCAACGTTCACCGACGCCGTTATTGTCGGCACCACCACGACAGGCATCCAGACGCTTCCCACAGCCACAATCAACGTGGTGTCCACGACGAACTTCCCCGCGTCAGGACAAGCGACAGTCGTCACCACGGGCGGCAACCAGAACGTCACGTACACGGGCGTCGGCGCAGGCACGCTTACGGGCTGCACGGGCGGATCGGGGAACACCTCTGCTGGCGGTGCGGTGACGTCGATGACGTTGCAGAGCGCCACCGCGGCGTTCGTCGCCGCCGACGTTGGAAAGGCCGTCTACGGAACTGGGATCCAGCAGACGTCCACGATCTCAGCCGTGGTGAGCGGGACGCAGGTGACGCTGTCCGCCGCAGGGACCATCACCGCTGCGGGGGTGCAGATCGACATCAACGGGCGCGGTGCCGGGATCCGCATGTGGGAGTCTGCGCACTCGGCGTATGAGGCTGGCAAGTGGTCTGGGCCAGCGGGGGCGACCGCCGGATACTGGGCCGACGCACTCGACACGGCGACGCCCGATCTGGTAGTGATCGAGTTCGGCATCATCGATCTAGTTTTAGCCACTCCGCTGGCGACGTTCATCGCCAACGTGAACGCTGTCATCAGCCTCATCAACTCGAAATGCGCCAGCACACCGTCGTACATCTTTTTCATCCCATGGACGCCTGACGCAACTGTGGCGACGAATCAGCCTTGGCCATCGTATGTCAACGCGCTGTATCTTCTGGCGAACCAGAACGGCGCGACCATTTTCGACTTCTCGTCAAAGCTGACCCCTGCGGCATCCACGGGATCGAACGCGAGCGCATTCGGTGACACCTACCATCCGAACGATGCGGGCGCGTCCGACATTGCGTTGGAGTTCACGCGGTTCCTGACAGGATCGGACCAGCAGCCGAGCCGGTGGAGTCCATGGTTCGGCGACGGCTCGGACGGTGCGCTGGTGTATGACGGCACCACGACGATCCTCGGCATGGCCCCGGCAGCGAACGTCTACACGCTGACGCGCGACATCTTCGCCACCAACATGACCGTGAATAACGGTGTCACGATCAAAACGGGCGGCTTCCGTATCTACTGCACCGGCATTCTAGCGACACCCCTGAGCGGCACGGGGATCATCGACAACTCAGGCGGCAACGCATCTGGCCAGACGGCTGGTGCTGCGACGCCGTCCACGGGCACTACTGCTTTTGGCACGGCGGGCGGCGCTGGCGGGGCCGTCGGCGGTGCGGGTGTTGCTGGGACGGGCCAGACGGCCATCAACGGTCCAATCATCGGAGGTGCGGGCGGAATCGGTGGCGCGTCAACCGGTGCTGCTGGAGCGGCGGGAGCGACGGCCAACACGGCCAACCTCAACAACGCTCGCACCGTTCACTCGGCAACGACCGGCGTGGCCATGCCGTCTGTCGCCAGCCCGACGCGCATCCTGTTCGTCCAGCCCGGACAGGGCGGTGGCGGCGGCGGTGGCGGTGCGGCGGTGGGCGGCGGCGGCGGCGCAGGCGGCGGGCTCATCGTGGTCGCCGCTGCCATCATGGCCTTCATGGGGCTGATCCAGGCGAACGGCGGCAACGGTGGCGCGAGCACGGGCGGTGCAGGCGGTGGAGGCGGCGGAGGTGGTGGAATCTATGTCACCACCACGCACCTCAGCAGTCAGGGGACGTGGACCGCAGCGGGAGGGTTCCCTGGCACCGGCACGGCGGGCGCCCCTGCGACGGGCGCTGCGGGCAGCGTGATCATCCAGCGCGTGTAGTCCCGTGGGGTACGGGACCGACCGCTACGGGACCATCCGCTACAGCGGTACGACGGTTTCAGGTAGCACGGCGCAAGCGGTCACTGCGGTTGGGGCATCGACCAGCGCGGGCACCGCCAGTATCGGGCTCGGTGTGCCAGTGGTGGCGGCAGGCGC